CTTGAATAATCGCCTCTGGCACGTTTGAGCGTGATGCGCCATAACCTGAGACATAAGTAATCTCTATTGCATTCGCCACCCTCAAGGCCGTGGGCCATGTCTCACCATTGCGAAGCACAACCCTTGCTGGCTCTCGTTGATTGTCAACATAGTACTTCGATGATGCAAGCGTGGTTTCCGTATCAGAATCATCAAAAGTTTTCACATGGGTCACGCTTACAACTGGGGGTCTAGGTAGCTGTATATATCTGCGCCTAATAGCCATATCAGGCCCGATGCGTGTGCCTTCCCAAAGTGGCTGGTCAACCTCATCAACATAATCAATGCTTAGTTTGAGTGTGCGGTTCAAGAGACTGCGCCCCAAGTAATTCTCAACATACAAACGTGAGGACTTTATCATATTGGTGATGACTGTGGTTTCTACGCCATCATCTATGTGTGCATATTCACGCACATTGTCTGCGCTGATTGGCTCGCCTGAAACATCTGCAACGATTGTAAGACCCGCCATAAATCACCTATTTCTTAGCTTTAGTTTTGGTTTCTTTTGGTTTTACCACCTTTGTCTCGGCGGCTAGACCAGCCTCAACTAGTGCTGATGCGATTTTTGCTTGCCAAGGCTGTGCAGTTTCAACAACATCACCGACCTCATAGTAACGAGTTACAGACCCGTGTTCATCTGCGGCGGCTTGGCATCTATGTAAAATTTTTATAGTCATATTAAACTCCTAAGAAGTGCGGGGCAAAGAGGAGAACCCCGCACTTCCAGAGGGATTACTTATGCATTATGTGGTGTAAATGCATTGTCACCTGTATGTCTTGCATGACCACGCACAACCATAGCACCGATAGGTGTGCCAGTTGAATGTGTGCCTGTCTTAGCAAGAACTACACGGACGTATCTTTTCCCGCCGACATAACCGACACGGAAAATACCGCCTGTTGAGTCAGGGTTACCACCTGCTGTCCCGTCAAGCTTCAAAAAGATACCACCTGCGGCAATAGTGCCGTCAATGATACCTGCCTGTGCAACATCAGTGTATGTTGAGTCGTCATCGGATTCTTCCAATGAAACCTCAAAAAATACTGAGCCAGACAAAGTGTCGCCTTCAGCACCTACGTCAACAAGGATGGTTGCACTTTCATAGCCTTTAAGGTCAACACCTGTACCATTTGCGGCGGCTGTGCGAACGGCGGCGGCAAGTGATACGGCTGGGTTTATGGAATTTGATAAATCGTACATATCTTACTCCTTATGCGCTAATAGTTTGTGTACGGATTGCTTCAGCAAGAACAACCTGACCACCAACACGCTTACGGGCATAATAACGGACATTGCCGCTAGTCGCCTGTGTGAATGGGTCACGAAGAACTGCCAGACCTACTCGGTCTACAATCATGTATCCACGGCTAAAGTCACCGAATGCAACAGGCTTTGCGCTTGACGCAACGTCTGGCATATCTGGCATTTCAACATATGGATATCCTAGAATTGTATTAGGAACGCCACCTGTGAGAAGCATACCAGCTTGGAATACATACTGACCTGCGGTGTCTTGCAACTTACGAATTGCCGCTAATGTAGTGCGGTTAAACACAAATGTAGCATTGTTCGTATAGTCAGACTTAATTGCGTGAACAAGGTCAAGCAATCCATTGGCTGTCAATACTGTACCAGAGCCAGAGTTAGTTGTTGCAACATCGGCATTAATTGTAATGCCTTCTGGTGCTCCAACGCCTGTGCCTGTTACGAACTTTGTACCTTCAGCTTTTGCGAACTGTGTAGCGAACTCTTGTTGCATCTCTGCCTCAAGATTAAAAACACTGTCCTCAAGCAATTGCTCAGAAATATCAACAAGGGCATACATCTCGTGTGTAGGAATTTCTTCCTGCTGAGTTGTGTATCCTGTTGTTTCAGAACGTGTGCCTTGCTCTGCTGTAAATACGGCGGAGAAAGTAGCTGTGCGTGATGGCATCTGGACTGACTTCTGTGTGGTCGGACGCACTCTTGCGATTGAACGCATTGGTGAAATCTCGGTTACAGTTTTAATCAGTTCATTGACATACTCTGGTGGTGCAAGAAAACCTGCGGCGGTATTATCACCGACTGTTAAGGATTTCTTTTCCTCTGGTGTGAGGTCGCTGTCACCTTTACGAAGATACTGGTCAAACGCCTTAACTGCCATATCGACATTTGCGGTTTCAATAGCGGCATCAGGACGCTTCAGCATTGTTTCGAAGCGTGTTAATTTTTCTTCCAGTTGCTTATGCTCTTGCTCTTGCAGAGTTAGCTTCTGGTTGAAATCCTCAAGCTTATCAAGGTCTCCCTCAATGTTGTTGAGTTTTGTCTCGGTCAAAGGGTCTGCTTGGCCTTTTGATTCAACTTCAGACAAACGAGTTTCCATCGTTGACTTAAATTCCTCAAAAGTCCGTCCCATTTCCTCAACATAGTTTTTGACTTCATCTGTCATTTTACTAGCCTTTCATGGTTTCGGTTACTTGCTTTATAGCGTTGATTAAGTCAGCTTGTGTCTCGTCATCCCGACAAGTCAAAGCGTCAATAACGGCCTTTGCCGCTATCTTTGCATCGGAACGGCTCAGGTCTCCTTCATCCCGAAGAAAACCCTCCCACTCCCTAACTGTGCGACCCTCCGCTTTCACAGCCTGAATTGTAGCCTGTGGGTTCATCGGGAAAGTCACGGCAGAAATTTCCATAAGGTCAACCTCTTTCAAGCGTCTACGCTTGCCGCCTTGGTCATATTGATAACCCTTGCTGTCAACCTTATATCCGATGGACAGCCCATCAATGGCTCCCATCTTCATCAATTCAAATACCTCTCGACCTTTTTGTGTGCCAAGTGCCAAGCGGCCTTTAACATACAGCCCTCGGTCATCCTCTTTGATATTATCAAACACACCAATGGGCTGTTTGGTATCGTGTTGATATAAAAGTTTTACACCCTTCGCCCCACGGCGGCGCAATGATTTTTTGAATGCGCCCATATCAACAACATCGTTGCCAAGGTCTTTGTTTCCGAAAATAGATGCGTAGCCTTCAAACTCACCCTTATCCTCATCATCATCGTCATGATAGGCTTTGATTTCTGCAACAGTGTCCAGATAGTTTGTATCAAGCTCATCTGTCATCTTTGGCTCCATCTGTGTCATGCAAACCGCCGCCCTCTGGCTGGTGTTTGGGTATTCCGCAAGCATGGTGTCGTTGCCCATGCAACGCTCCATATAGTCCTTATCACTCTCACCCGCATTGGGTTGTGGTATCGGCATAATATGACCACTATATCTTGAGATAAAAATAATTACAAATTATTTAATTTAGGGGTTGAATGTTATTCCAATAACATTTATATTCTTTATATTGTTAAATGAAACTCAAGGAGATTTAAATGTTTACTAAATTTTATATCAAAACTATCATAACTATGAGAACTTACGAAGGTGAAGTCTTAGACCTCCACAATAACGAATTTTTTGTAGATGTTGAAGAGTCACTAGAGCGTGGAAAAATCAGCCACACGATACATGCTCAAGAAGCCTCATCTTTCTCAACTGAGCAGGATGCACACAACGCAATATCAAAGCTTTCATCTGTTGACAAAACTAAACATGGAATAAAGCTTCACTCATTTAAGGTTGAGGCTATTGAGTATGAATATGCTAATTTTCATGGATATTCAGATGCTACGCCTTTTGAGATTGTTCGTGTGATTTCTGATAAGACCATTGAAATCCGCGAGATGGATGCAGAAAAAGGCGAATGGAAGCCTGAATGGATTTCGGGCGGTTTTGCTGGTCATTGTGTTAACCAAGACAAGCAAGTTTGGAATATCAAAAGCAACGAAGCAAACCCTGTAATTCGTGCCAGACTTAACAAGAATGGTGCTTGGAAGTCTTCTTATGGCAAGCATCACCTTTCAAATTCCGCCATAAAATTCCACGACTATAATTTTTAATTTATCGGGGGCGGTGTAAGCCGCCCCTACTAACTCAAGGAGATATTAATGTTAGATTTTATTCAAATTCACGAAGAAGCAACCGCCGCCGCTAAAGAAGCAACTGCAAAGTTTCTTGCAGAGCATATGGCAAACAAACCAGACTGTCGTTACGGCGAGCCTGAGTATCCGTGCGGTTTTGCTTGGGTTACAATTCCCTGCGACCTGCGCTCAAAAACTGGTAAGGCTATGAAAGCGGCTGGCTTTAAAAAACGCATGTTTGGCAGAGGCTTTGAAGTTTACAACCCTGCTAACCACTTCGGTCAAAACGTAGATGCCAAATCTGCTGGGGCAAAGGCATATGCGGATGTTCTCAAAAAGTATGGCATCACAGCTTACGCACAAGATAGATTGGACTAAGATATGACAGATAAAGACTCAAAAATTAAAATGATGATTGATGAATTATTGCAATCAACTGAGATGATAATTGAAAAACACGGCTTTCAAATATCGAAAGAGATACAGATTGAAAGCATAGAGAATAATTCTGGCTTAGAGATTATTCTTGACTATGAGCCTTATAAGGAGATGACAATAGGCAATTATTAATTTATTCTAAAAACGAATCACCAAGTTCACCGCCCTCAACCTCCCTTGGGGGCGGTTTTTTATGCGTATTCGTAAAGTGCTAAAAGCTCACCAATCCAAGGCTGGAAATCTTCAGGCAAGTCCTCTGCCAATTTATCAATCTCGGCAATCTGTTCGTCCGTCAGAAAGTCCTCATTTTCGTTTGTGATTTTCTTGATTGCGTCCACTGCGCTTTGCTGTTCTTCTGTAAGCTCATTATAAGTCATCATATGCTCCTTCTGCCATTTCTTCGATTATCTTGATGAATTTGGGGTCTGCTAAATCTGGTCTGCCGTTGAAATAAGTTGCAAAGTTCTCTGCAAACCATTCCTTGGCGTTGTGGTCTGAATACTCACTTGCGCCTTGCCTGTTTCGTGTAAACTTGATTTTGCGCTCAATGGGCGGTTCTACATCACGCCACCTGCCTCTCGATAGCTTATCGTCAACCTCGGCCTTATTGATTTTATACATCTGATGAACGTGGTGTGCAAATTCGTGAATCATTGTGCTTCGGAATTGTTCAAATCTCGTTGATTGATAAGCGGCAACGCTCCAAGGTCTATCCCCCTTAACTGCGTTCCATTTTTCTTTTTCTGGCCCGTCTGGTCGTATCCATGTGTTTGTTTCCCCTTCTAACCGCCACCTTTCCTCTGAGCCTAAACGCCCATCTCTGCCCATGCGGGAATTGTTGATGTCCATGACAGCATCGCCCATAGACGCATTGGCTCTTTTTTGCCTACGCTTTGGAACCTGTGCAAAACCTCTTAAATCAGGCACATTAAAAATAAGCGCAAGTTTTTTAAAGTCCTCAAGTATAGCATCAAGGGCGACGTAAATCTCTTTATCAAACCCGTCGGGTGTTTTGCCAAATGCTAGGTTTGAGCTTCCAGCAAATCGAGTCTCCGATAGATGCCTTGGGTCTTTGTTACCTTCATCAACATACTCTTGCACATTCTTTCTGGCTGTCTTTGCATCTCTGAACGTAATTGCTGACAATGGCGTAATCTTGAAACTCGCCAGCTTTGGTATTTCTGGTTCTGGCGTTGGGTCAACAAAGTCTGGCTCTGTCACTGGCTCTGTAACAGGGTCATCAATGATGACATCCTCATCCTCAAAATAAACAATGACACATCTGCAATTTATCACATTTGCAGGGCCGCCCCTTGGGTCTCCAGCAAATCCCATTGCATAGTCCACACCCTTGTATGGGACAATGAAATCCTCATCCATGCCCACCTCTTGACCATTGATAGCCCTGTGATGCTCTCTCGTGCGCTCGTCATTGGTGCTGACCCATCGCTTTTTGAGGTTTACGCCTGATTCCTTGGCAACCGCATTATTGGCATAGGAGGCCGCTGAGTGCGTTTCTGTCCTTGCGATAGTGATTGCCCTACGCCGACCAAAGTCACCCCCTACACGGCCTCGTATGAGCCTTGAAATAGGTTCTGGGCCTAAGTCTTGCTCTGTTCCCTCAAGAATCGCCCTGCGTATCTGATTCATCGTTGTCGCTTCGATGTTTTGGATGTGTGAACCGACCTGTGTGTTGATATATTGCTCTATAAATCGCTCATACGGCGATTGCTTTGGACTGATTAATTGAAACCTGTCAATCATGGCGGTCATTGTAGCCCTGACGCTGGGAATAATGACTGCCGCAAGGTCTTGGGTGTTTTGATTGCGATTGATTGTCCTCAACCCGCCCTGCTGGTATTGCTCTCCAGCCCTGCGTCCTATGCGGTTGAATACTGTGACAAGTTGCTTTGCAAGGTTGCGCTCATATCCATTGCGGATGCGGTTCTGCTCTGCGACCTCTCGCCGTGCCGATATAAGCCGACCACGCCTCTGCTTCTTAGCTGTTTTCATCTTTGACCAGAACGTAACTAAAAGTGCCAGATATTGCATCCGACCCTGAACTGACCAATGCCCTCATCTCAATATCTGACTTAGCTGGCATCGCAATCGGGACACCCAACACATATTGAGCAAAATTATTGTGCAATGTCGTCACAGTCTGCGTCCGAAATACACCACCAAACTCCCGCAAAACAAATCTGGCTGTTGCGAATTTATTTGCCGCCGTTGTGCCTGATGATACTGTTATATTAAAAATATAAGCCGTATGATTTCTGGGGACTGAATAAATGCTCTGCAAGGTTTGATTTTCACCTGCATCTATTTTGCCATATTTATTTGCTGGAACACCTGACGACACTGTCCCTGTCCCTGCATAGATGTCACCTGTTGGTTCGTCTGCGGTTACAAACATCCGATTGACCCGCAAAAAACTGTTTGTCGTATTGACTGCGGTTTGACCTGTAATCGTTACGCTCTCGGATATTTCGTCATAATTTGCATCAAGCCCCTCAATCGTAAGCGTTGATGTGTCGCTGTCATTACTGCTTGAGACCTTCAGGACACTGGCTGATGAAAGATAAGAATATATGCCGCCCTGTGACCAGACTGTCTCCTCGTCTGTTCCTACTGCCGCATTATAGCCAAACTTGAACGCTGGGCGGTGTCTGGCAATCATCCCCTCGTGAATCTGGATGCCATATTTCGCATCAATGGTCATTTTTTCTTATCGCTTTTTAAAGGGTGGCCTTCTGGCAATAGGTCTCTATCAAACTTGCCAGACTTGTATCTGCCTGTTCTAACTGCCGCTAAGAAAACATTGACTCTAGCTAATGCCCACTGGTCACTACTTGTTACCGATGGCCTAACGCTTTGCGGGTTTGTATTATACGCTCCAACACCCCTACGGAACACCGCCTCAAGCATTCTCTGGGTCACTCGCTTGCCCTTCTTGTCTCCGTGTTCGTCATTGTGGTCTTTAACCTTGTTTGCCAGAGCCTTCTTAATCTTTGCTGAAACCTCTGCTTTGCTCTCAAACACACCATCAACTAACGCATCGACTGAAAAGTTTTTGTCACGCTCTCGGTTTAATTGTTCAACCTTACGCCTTGCCCATGCTTGACCTGAATCGCCACCCCAAAGCAAATTGGCAATCTTTCCTGCACTTGGATAGCCATCCTCACCTTCACGGAAGCCCTCGGCCTGTTTATCAACCTCATGGCGGCTGAAAAAGCTATGCATACGCCTCACAGTGGATGGTGACAGGTTCTCACGCCTCACCAACTGGTTTGCCCTCGCCACACCAACGGCTGTACCACCCCTTCCAAACTCTCGGCGCATCTCAAGCCCTCGTCTGGCGGCGTTTGACATCGCCTCTGTTGGCTTTGTGTCAATGTCTTCTTCTGCCTTCGGTGTCTCTAAGTCATCTCCTGTAAGCCGTGTGTAATCGGCATGACTTGAACAAGGCATATAAACAGTGCCGTTTTCAGTCTCATGGGCGTGTGTCCCACTGCACCCTATCTGTTCAGCACGTTCTTCAGCTTCGCCTTCAGTAGTGAATACATCTCGCTCAACTTCGCTTTTACCGCCATAAATATCTTTTGCATCTTCGTCATCTGCATCCTCCGTGTTAGGTGCGCCTAATGGGAATAAATTAGCCGCAATATAAACATCATCACCGCCTGTAATATCATCCAGCCCTAAACGCTGTCTGGCTTCGTTTCTGCTGATGATACCCTCACGCACTGCATTAATCACGTTGTCGTATATTCTGCGTCTGCGCTCTGCCATCGCTGGAATAGAGTCAATGTCGTATCTGATTTGGATATTCTCGCCATAAGATGGAGCAAGCCATTCGTTTAAGTCGCTCTGCATCCGCATCATCAATGGCACGATTGTATCCTCATACAGCGCAAGCCTCGCTTCTTGGACATTTGCATAAGTCTGTGCATCTGGGACACCAACCAACTGGCTAGGGACACCAAAGCACAGCGCAATATCTCGTGCGCTCATGTTCTTCAATTCTAGGAAATCCATGTCTTTTGGCGTCAAACCCATCTCTTTCCAATCGAAATCACCCTCCAGCAACATCGCACGGCCTGAATTATCTGGGCCGCTAAACCTCGCATTGAGGTCTGTATGTAGCTGTTGCCTCTGAGCTTCTGACAACTGCACGGGCATCCCTGCATCATCCTTGGGCTTAAATACGATTGCGCCTGATGGTCTGGCTCCGTTGTTGAGCAGATTGACATTGTGTCGTGCCGCCAAGTTGTGCTG